GATTAGACTTTATGACGTAAGGCCCGACCATAGTATTATGAAAACTTCACTTCCATTCTTTAGGACTGTAGTGTTGGGGCAAGTTTTGCTTCGCATGAAAGGAAGAATGGGTATACAGAAATGGATTAACTACTCGGAGACGAGTACCATAAGCTGGCTGAAAGGCTATGTAATAAGATCGCATATTAGTGAATCAGTAATGTACTATGGTTTGGCAGGATTAATTTCGAAGCCCGACTGACGAACAGTGGTGATCTGTAATAACTTCACCTCCGGAGAGTCAACTTCGGGTTATAAATTTAAAACTCCTATAAGCCTGACATTTTATGCGGGATTACGCATTAACAGTCAGGGGCATGTCTCGCCAAGAGATGGTTGTTGGTAGTACCTAAACCTTCACTTCAAATTTCAAATCTAATTATGGCTACAACTACAGGAATAACGACTATGTGCTCAGATGTTTTATCGAATGTACAACGCGTAGCTTTTTCACTAGCAGGCAAGAATAGATATGTAAATGTCTCCTATAAATTAACATGCAAGAAGGCCGGTTGGTCAGATGTTTTAGACTGCGCAGGCGGACTAAAAGAACTGGTAGACCGAGTGAAATCGAAAGATTTCCAGAACCGAATTTTGCGAAATTTTGTTTATTTAGGAGTAAAGTGGGCTAATCAAGCACCCACAATTATTGGAATAATGATAGAAATTGTTCAATTATTGGACAACGTTTTAGGCTTGATAAATATTGATATGATGGAACTATCCAGGAAGATAGCAGAATTCGTACAAGGATCAATGGAATGGCTCTCTCAGTGCGCAACGAAAGTTAGTACGCGCGCTAAGGGACCGTTACAGACAGAACCACAATCTCTGGAAGGTCTGGTGGATGACTGGTCAATTTCAGCATTATGTGCTGGTGTGGCCACGATACTAGGCGGACTCATCCTCGGAGCTGGAGCGACAAGCTTCGGTGACGGTTGGAAAGTCATTAAGAGATATTCAGAATATGGTCGTTCAATTAGCAATCTCGAGAGAGGAGCTAGATCGGCCTGGACTATAGCAGAATCAGTATTCGGAGCTTTACAACGTTTATTTGAGAACATTCTAGGTCGTAAGACCCTGAAGGTAGCAGATCAAGCTTTTGCAAAGCATAATATATCAATCACAGATTATGTTGATCAGATTAACGCTTTTGTTGATCCTTTGATGTCATTTGATGATATGAAGAAAATCCGAACTGGAGACTATATGGTAGAACTACGAAATTGTGCAAACAAGGTAGAAGGACTCTTGCTTCATGACATGGTTAAAATATCAGCTACAGCAAAACAGATTACTCTAGGAAAGATTAAAGAATTTAGAGATTTTATGCGTGGCAACAATTTTCGGGCAGGTGATTTGACTAGAAGAATCCCTTTTGGCGTAACCTTCGTTGGTAAACCAGGATGTGGAAAATCTTTAGCTTCAAATTTATTAGCTAAGAAATTAACCGAATTTGGTGTAGTTGAAAACTCGCCATATAAGCAAGATGACATCTATTTTTGGATGCCAATCAAGAAGTTCATGGACAATTATGAACAGCAAGCTATAATGGTCATTGACGATTTGGCTTGCACGACAGATGCAGCAGGCACGGAAGCGCCCGAGCATAAATTATTGCAAATGTTTAGTGATGGAGCTTATTACCCGGAATTCGCGCGATTAGAGGATAAAGGACGAGCTTTTATTAGCGAAGTTATTATAGCCTCAACAAATACCGCGTGGCCGGAATATAAATCATTGCGAGACCCAGTGGCTTTGCATAGGCGCAGGAATTTATTAATTCACCAAGAAAAGATTGGTCCGGATGGACACCTTATGGAAAATTGGAGATTTAAATTAATGCACCCAGTAAAGCCAGCAATAACAGGAGATGGTTTCATCGACAACATTGTCTACACCTTTGAGGAAATTGTGGCACTAGTAGTTGTTAATTTGGAGGCATGGAGGAAATCAGAGTCAACGAATATCTCGGAGATTAAGATTAATCCTAAATTCAAAGAAGCGCTTAGGAACAAGGAAAAGTTTTCACTTATGGAAACGCTCGATCAGAGAGCTAAACGCTTTGAAATACAACCAATACAAACAGAACCACAGAACCTAAAAGATGTAGATGATGATGTTGATGATATCGCATCCCCAATTGTTTTAGAAATGGAAGGTGCGCACTGGGTAGATATCCCTTTGGATTCGGAAGGAGAAGAAGAGGAAATTGAGCCCACAGAGGAAGAATGCGTACTGCACACACTTAAAGCCGAGTTGAAACATCATTTGAGGCTATTAGGAATGGAATATATTGAGCCACAAGAGCACAATTTTGGAACACAACTATTACCTCATGTTGAACGACAGTATGATGGATTTATTGAAAAGAGTTACGTTGATCACAATGGTTGTCACAGATTGCTAGAAGACACAGAAGAATTTTGGAGTGAGATTGCTTTAGAGCAATACGAACTAGCT